TAGACCGGAAAATAATAAAAACAGGAAAGTTAGAGGACCTATCAGAAGCAGAGCTAGAAAATAAAATGAAACAAATTCTATCAGACTACGAACCGCTTTTAAAAGCGAAAACTGTCGAAGGCGAGTCATCAGACATTAAATCTTCTGAATCCTCTTTACCCAAGCTCGTGGAATCATCGTCCGATCCCCAAAACTAAATCCGTCATCATCTTTATCATAACTAGCAAAGAGTTTAATTGAATCTTTATCTTTCGAGTACAACCAACCCTCATTAACTGGTCGTGCAAGTTTCATTCTATCAAATTCTTTCTCAGTAGCCCAGCCCGAATCACTCACACAATCGATCCACTCCACTCGGACTTTCGGATAAGGTATGTCGGGAGTTACAGTTGAGGCAATAGCTTTTCGTCTTTTCCTAGGCATGTATAGGTTTATATCACAGATTGATTTATTTAAAATAAGCATTCGCGCGCGCGATAGGATTTTTTGTAGTACATATTAATATGTACCAAAAAACAAAAAGTGTACTAAAAAGTGTACACCCTAAACCTATATATATCAACACTTCTAGGTCAAAAGTACACAAAGTACACTTTATTTCATGAAATAAAAAAATATTTTTTTAATCTGTCACAGAATACTATAGTATTTGTTTTTTTGCCCCATTTTCACCATAATGTAGATCCATTACTGCCAATTTATCTTCTGCCTCTGCCATTTTTAGTAATAGTTTATCTACTTCTAAAGTAATATCTGGGTGTTCAGGTATTATAATCTCCTGATCACTAAAACATTTAATTTTATACTTAGCGTCTTCAATATCTGCTTCGTATCTCTTCTTTAGAACGGTTCTAAGTCTATCATTCATAGTTTCTCCTTTAACTCCTTTAAATACTCCTCATTCTCTTTTTCCGTGTTCCGTTGTTCTTTCTCATCGAATTTTAGCTCATGGTACATGTCCAATCTCTTCAAGAATTTATGTTTATATTGCCTTAATTCTGCCCCTTCAACAACAAATTCTTGATAGTAAAGGTCAGGGGTACAGACCATAATTACGCCTTTATTGATCTTTGAGTTATGGACGTAATCATGAGCCATGGCGTATGCTGCAATCTGCAAATAATAATCCTCGACCCATTCCCTACGCTTTGGCCTATTTGATTGTTTAAAGTCTACTATGGCATCTTCCCCATCATGTATGCAGACCAAATCAGTTTGACCCGCATACAATCCAGGATAGTACATGGTGACCTCCGATCCATAGTATTCGTCAACGGGAGCTAGACCAATCTCTATGACCTTCTCTGCCATTGTCTTGGCTTGTTTGCCAGTATCCGTCAAATCCTCGTAACCAATGTCTGTAATATGTGATTCGAGATACTTATGCATGGCAGTTCCTCTCACGCTTGACAAATTCATTATTCGGTCAGCTTCCTTATCGCCAACCTTTGCTCTCCACTCTTTTAAAAAATCTTGATCCTTGGTTCGTGATAAAATGCTCGTGACACTTGGCAACCTGAACCCCGCAACATCATATATCCGACCACTATCCTCGTTTATCTGACGACCATCTAAATAATTATATTTATTATTTCTTTTCATACTCCACAACCTCCCTCTGGTTCACAATGATCATTAAAAAAATCTAATTGTTTATCTTCTTTTTTATTAAAATCTACCTCTCCTAAAGGTTTTCTTGATTTATGAACATAAGGTGTTCCTCTTAAAACTTTATTTTTTATTCTTATTTGTTTGTCAAATTCAACTGCTTTTTCGAATTCTTTTGAATGATTATTTTTTAACCACAGCCAATAGTTATCAGAATGATAAGGACAATAATAGCACGCACTTCTTTCAGGCATTGGATAATTAAATTTTTTCATCCAATCAATACAGTTTTTTCTAGATAATTTTTTATCAATAAGTGGATATTCGTGTGTTACATAATGATACCTACTATTTTTAACTCTATAGACCTCATCTTGCGATATCCCAAGAAGCATTTCAACTTTTACATCTTTTTTAACATGTTGGCCTTTTTCATAACCTAATTCTTTTCTAACAACTTTCATTATTGTTTCTACTTTATATGATGCGGTACACTGTCTTATTCCCATACCTTTTTTTCCATCTTCTTTAGTAATATAAAATGGTATGGCAGAACCACTTAGGGAGGAACCATCTTTTGTCTTTTTTTCGCCAGATAAAGCCCTTAAACAATTATCTGTCAAATCACCTTTAGAGGTTATAATTAATTTATATGGTAGTTCTTTTTTTAACCATTTTAAATGTTTGTATATATAATCAGGCTCCCCTTGAGTGTCAGCAAATATGGAAAAATCTACCATAGGCACTTCTCCTTTAGCTATCATCAAAGCTAAAGCTGTGCTTTGAACACCTGCACCTAATGATAATACCCTTAATTTATTATTCTTTTTCATTCTAAATCATCAAACCTTTTAGGATCTTCTTTTTTCTCCATAACTTTATTAATTATAAAATAAGCTATAATAGCACCAAAAATCAAGGCACCCATACTAAATATAAACATACCTAATCCGTGATAAAAACTCATTCTAAGCTCATATTCCTTTTATATTCTTCTAAACTCACGACTTTTCCATTCATAACTTCTAACTTAGTTGAATAATGGTCAATGATTTTTTGTATTTTATTTAACTTTACATGAGCATAAGGCCATAGCAGCCGAGCTACAAAATAAGCGTCTCGGTGTTGACACCGCCAACGCCATTGTTTTTTCCAACCAACAGTATAAGGAG